TATGGATGCAAACGATACTTGTGACATAGCTATTGCTTTTTCTGGCGGTGCAGCTCAATGTGATGTAGCCACACGAGAATTTACAGGAGTTTTAGTATGTTAATGAAACAATTAACCTTAAAGGAGGTAAAACATGGCTGATCACAAAAAAGAAATAACATTGACAGATTTACAACAAACAATTCTGTCTAATGATTTATATAACGACACAAATAATGCTGGTCTAGATGATTGGATACAGAAAGCAGTTGATGGTAAGATCAGCAACTGTTGGAAACGTATGCAAAGAGAATGGACAACTAAGTTAATGGATGATGATTCATTTACAGATGCTATTCCATCTAACCAAAAAGATTTTGTTGATTTAGTAACAGCTCGTTCTGATTATAAAAACAGAAAAGCTAGAGACGACGCGTAATGTTAGGAAAGGAAGAACCATGGACGAAAAAACAACCCAATACGTTAACAATTTAATAAGATTGTTAACTCAACAAAGAAACGAAGCAATGGACTTAAATGCGAAGTTGCAGGTCGAGCTTGCTATGGCTAAAGCTGAATTAGCAGAAGCTACTAAAAAGGACGAAGAAACAAAAGAGGATAAATAATGGCAACAGAACTCTGGTCACCAGTATACATTTTAGAGGCGATCAGTACTGACGTTGCCGGAACTTTTGAAACTTCTGGTTTCGGAATGGTGGCTTTTGGTGTATCATCGTTTGGTGGCACACCTGACATCGGCCGTGAATTTTGGTCCGCTATTAGTACATCTAGTACAACTGAATCATGGTCAGCTATCAGCGCCACAGGGACAGGCGAATCGTGGTCTGAGGTAAGTACCGCATAGGAGATTTTTATGGCAATAACACAAGCAATATGTAATTCATTTAAAGAAGAGCTACTCGAGGGTACGCATGATCTTGACGGTCATACATTAAAGTTGGCTCTTTATACATCGAGTGCAACACTTGGAGCAACAACAACTGCTTATTCAACAACTAATGAATCAAGTGGTACAAACTACACGGCCGGTGGAGCAACGTTATCAAGTGTAACGGTCGCTTCTTCAGGGTCAACGGCCTACGTTGATTTTGCCGATGTATCTTTTTCAAGTGCAACCATTAGTGATGCAGCCGGTGCATTAATTTACAATTCATCAGCGAGCAACAAAGCTATTGCAGTCATTGATTTTGGTGCAACCAAATCAGTAACTAGTGGAACACTGACAATATCATTACCGGCAGCAGCAGCATCAACAGCTATTATAAGGATTAGTTAAATGCCTTTAACTAAAATGAACATACAGCCTGGGGTGTTTAAGGACGATACAGTTTACTCACAGCAAGGTCGTTGGGTAGATTCTGAAAAAGTACGTTTTATGAAAGGACGTGCGGAAAAAATTGGTGGCTGGGCAAAGTTAGATTCAGATAATATTGCAAGTGGCGTGGTTAGAGCATTACTTCCATTCCGTGCAAACAATACAAAACGTTACATTGGCATCGGTACGCATAGTCATTTTTATTTATTTGATGATGGCGCAGGAACATATACTGACATTACTCCTGGGTCAAACTATACGGCCGGCGCACAACACACAACGATCAGTTCAGGTACATACACGTACGCAGGTATTTGGAACCTTGATACATTGGGCGAAGATTTAATTGGTGTTAACAAAATAGGTGGCAAGTTATATAAATTAGACACAAGTGCTTTTCAAAGTGATGCAACAACCAATGCAGCAGTTATTAGTAATGCACCGTCATCGGTTAACGGTGTGGTGGTACATCAAGATTCAGGTATAACTGTTTGCTACGGTGCTCATGATGGCAGCGCTGATGCACCTATGCGTGTAGCTTTTACGGATGTAAATGACATTACTGATTGGACACCAACGTTAGATAACTTTGCTGGTGCTATAGAACTTCACGGCGGCAATTTATTACTTGCTGGTATTAGAACTAAAGGACAAATATTATTGTTTTCTGATACTACGGCTTTTTCTATGACGTTTGTTGGACAACCTGATGTGTTTCAATTTCAAACGTTAGCTGAAAATGTTGGGATTGTTGGACCGCATGCGTGTGTTGAACACAATGGCATTGTATATTGGATGGGCAATGATGGTTTTTATTCATATAGCGGCCAAGTACAGAACATACCTTGTCCAGTTGAGCGTCATGTATTTGACAATTTAACTAAACAACAAAGATTAAAATGTTTTGCAGGATTAAATGTTAAATTTAATGAAGTGTGGTGGTTTTATCCAACAGGTTCAAACGACGCATCTGATGATATTACTAACTATGTTATATTTAATTATGCAGAACAAGTATGGTCTGTAGGCACATTGGTCAGAGGCGCGTGGGCAACAGCTGATATCTATGATAATCCTTTAGCTAGTTCTGTAGCTGCATCAACATCTTATATATACAAACACGAATCTGGCACTGATGATGAAAGTTCTGCTATGACTTGTTCAATTACATCAGGAGATATTGAATTACCTCAAGACGGTAATGAAATGATGTATGTTAATGATTTTATACCTGACTTTCAAGATCAAGCTGGCAATATTACTGTAACGTTAAAATTTAAAGATCATCCAAACGGAACACAACGAACAGAAGAAACTATTACATCAGCTACCTCTACAACCCATGCCAGCATGCGTGCTCGTGGACGTCAAGTATCTATGGTAGTATCAAGCGCTGCAACTAGTTCACATTGGAGATTAGGTGATGTTAGATTTAACATACAACCAGATGGATTAAGAAATACATGATTACTGAAGAAAAAAAATGTTCTAAGTGCGGTAAAAAAATTAAAAATAATAGTGACACTTGTGAACCGTTTGAATGTTTTGATATTACAATAAATTTTAAAAACAAAGAATAAATATGTCCGGAAATAGATTTAATAGATTACCTGTATCAAATGCAACAGAACTTATACAACTAAAAAATGATTTAAATCTTTTGTCAGGAACATTAGAAAGAGAATTTTTAAAAGTAGATAGAGTAATAACTGAAGACGATATGCTTGACTCTACTGCTCAACTTACTTGGTTTTTTGAATAATGGCACAACAATTTAAAAATAAAATTTTTACAATAGATACAACGGGAAGTAATGTAGACGCTATAACTTGTCCTGCTGGAAAAACAATTGTTATAAGAAACATATTAATATTTAATGGTAATGCAGCTACAGCAACGCAAAGTTTATTTTTTATTGATAATTCGCAAAGTTCTTCTACAGCAAATTTGTTTGGCGATACTTATACAATTTCTGCAGGCGGAAACACTGCTTTTACTTATAGATGGGTGCTTGAAGAAAACGATAAAATACAAATTCAAACTAATAAAAATGCTCAAAGATTTTCAATTCATTATGTTGAAATAGATAAATCTGCAGGCACACAATATAAAATGACGTCAGTAAGAAGCACAACAGAAGACTCGTACGTTTTGTTATTAACTGTTTCTACAGGACATACTATGATAGTGAAGAATATAGCATTAAAAAATTTATCAGGAAGTGACGCAACAGCTAGTTTACGTTTAGTAGAAGCCACTACAAATACATATGTTCCCATAACAGAGGGAACACTTGAAGACGATACCGTTTCTGGAGACAGTGAATTTGATTATTTTATAAGCACAAACACTATAGTATTAGAAGCAGGAGATTCTTTACAGTTTCAACTATCAGAGCAACCTTGGACGTCAACTGTGCATTATATGGAAATACCTGTTCCACAAATTAGAGGACAATAATGATTGAAAATGACACAAAATACGATAGATTGGAAATATTATGGGTATAGGCAGTAAAATTAAAAGAGCAATTAGAAAAGTAATACCAAACGAAGCAGCTGAATTAGCAGTTAAAGCTGCTCCATTTGTTGCTCCGTTTAATCCTGGCATTGCTGCAGCCATGGCTGGTCTTGGAACTTTTGATCAAACTGGCCGTATAGGAGAATCTTTAAAAGCTGGTATCGGTACATATGCAGGTGGTAAAATTATGCGAGGCATAGGCGGAGCTAAACCACAATCTAGTTTTTTTGGTGGAACAGAAGGCGGAGGTATAGGAAGTTATTTTACTAGTCCGTTTACTGGCGAAGCAGTTTTTGGTCCGGAAAAAGGTTCTTTTTTTAGAGGAGAAGGTTCTATATTTGGTGATCTTCCAGCAGACGAAGCTTCAAGCGCTGTTTCTGATTCTGTAAATGTTGCTACTGGTAGTGGAGACACTTTAACCAGTATTGAACCTGTAGGAAATATAGAAGTTAGTTTAACGGACGGGGTTACTATAGACGGAGTTCCTTATGAAGAAGCTCTTGCTTCTCCGCAAGCAACGGTTGTTAATAATGAGATTAGTAAGGTTATGTCAGAAAATCCAACATTTGCTGATAAAGTTGTAGAATTTTTAAATATAAATGAAGAAGGTAAAGCAGCTTCTCTTATTCAAATGGCGTTAAGTGAAAAAGGGATTATGATAGGCAGGGGTCTTATAGCAGCTCTTCTTACTGAGGAATCAAATAAAGATCAACCGCAATTTCTATCATATGAAGAAATGCCAACAGATATGTATAATTTACAGTACAAAGATAATCTGCGTGACACTGCTGCTAAAGGTGGTATAATAGGGCTCGCAAATGGTGGTGAGCCAGCGATGGAAATGGACTATCGTGGTGGTGGTTTTATCCCAGTGGGCGCTAAAGAACGGGCAGATGACGTGCCTGCAAGACTATCTAAAAACGAATTTGTAATGACTGCTGATGCAGTACGGGCAGCGGGCGGCGGCAGTGTAGACGTGGGAGCACAAAGAATGTATGATTTAATGAACAAATTAGAGGCAAGAGCATAATGGCAACATTTGACGAAACAATAGCAGGCGCTTATGCTGGTCCCGGTGGATTAATAGAAGGTTATAGATCTCTTATCCAACAATCAAACATGCCTACAGGAGCACAACTTGCACCTGGTTTAACTCAACAACAATTAGATGCGCAACAACTTTTAACATCGGGTATTGGATCTTATCAACCATTTTTAACTGCAGGTTCACAAGCACTACAGGCAAGTATGGGAGCAACTGGTCCTCAAGCTATGCAAGCTTATATGAATCCATATATACAAGATGTGGTAGATACAACAACAGCTGATTTACAAAGACAGTTTGGTGTGCAACAAGCTCAAGAGACTCAAAGACAAATTCAATCTGGCGGCATGAGGGGTGCTGCAACACGTGGAGCTATTGCTGATGCAGAACTTGCAAGAACGCAAGGTGAAACTATGGCAAACGCTCTTGCTAGGTTAAGATTTGGTGCAGCCGGTGAAGCTCAACAAGCAGCTCAACAAGCGGCACAAACACAAGCTGGTATTGGCCAACTTTACGGACAAATGGGCGCATTAGCACAAACAGGATTAATGGGTGATGTACAAGGACTGTATGGAATGGGTGAAGATCAAAGACAAATTCTTGGTCAACAAAACTTACTAACATATCAAACTCCGTTCTATGGCCTTGGACAATTTGCAAGTGCACTACGTGGTTCACCTACTTTCCAAAGTTACGGACAAGTAAATCCAGTGCTTACTGGCATTACTGCAGCTATGGGTGGCGGAGGAGCACAATCATTGTTTGGATGATATGGATAAAGTATTAAATAGAAAAATGTTTCAAGCGCCAACGTACAAACATGAAAGTACGGGGATCGCTAGTGGGTTAGAATACAGATCAGGATACAAGGTTGGTGGAATGGTTAAACCTAAACGTGGTTTAGTTAATGAGCCTGGTGGTTATGCAGGAATAGAAGAACTAATATCTGGAACTGGTTTAGCTTCTCCCTTGTCACTTGACGAACCTATGACAGCTGCTGAACAACTGTATGCAGATGTACCGACAGTAGATTACGGACAAGGGACAACGAGAGGTGATGTGGTACAGGAAGGTTTATTGAGAACGCTTGATGAACAAAGAGCTATTAGACCAGAAAGAACATTAGGCAATCCTAATCTAGGCGCATCTTTAGTGTCTAATTTAATTACTGCCGGTAAAGATGCTGAAGCAACAAACAAAGAATTAGCTATGTTGGCATCCGCTGAAGCAAAACAGGATGCAAAAGATAAAATCGGAACAGCTGTTGATCTTTTGACAATGTCAACAGAAACTAGTTTAGCCGAAAAACAACTAGAACTTGACGCACAAAGAATTTCTTTGGGTCAAGATCAATTAGAGCAGGCTTTTACAATGGCTGAAATGGATGCAGAAACTAGAAAATATGTGTCTGATAATTTATTAAAACAACAACCAGAAGCTCTTAAAACACTTGCTTATTTAACTGAAGAAATGGACATGAGTTTAGAAGAAGCCATGGGATACGCGTTTAGAGAACGAAACAGCCAATTACAATTAGCATCATCTTTACTAGACGCTCTTGTGCCTAGCGGAAGACAAGAACCTGGGCAGAAAGAAGCCGCGGTAGGACAAGTGTTTCAAGTAATGCAAAGATTATTTCCTGAGTTATTAGACATTTCTCAAGAAGAATTAATGGAATTAATTAAAGTTAAAGATCCATTGGAACAACTAAATGAAGAGTAAAAGTAAAAAATATTTAAATTAAAATGAACTATGGCCCAAACTCAAATTTCACCAGAACAAAGGCAGTCAGTCCTCAGGCTTAAACACATTTTTCAAAATAACATTGGCATAGTTAAAGATTACTACCAACAAATAAAAAACGGCAACAATAACCCTTCACTAGATAGAGGGATGTTGCAAGAAATACTTTCTTCTGAAAAAGACTCTCCATCATATGATGATTTAAATCGTTTTGCAAAATATGTAGCCTACAGTTCTTCTGCCGCAGGTAAGGCTGGTATTCGCAGTGGATATTTTGCAGAATTAATAGATAAAAATATAGATGTTGGTAAAAATCTTTTAGATAGAAAAGATTTAGATTTAGAAATGTATCCAACTTTTAATTTACCTGGAGAAAACACAGTTGATCGAGCAGGCAAAAGTTACGACTTAACAGAAAGAGGTTTTTCTACAGACGATCTTGATATAGGAACAATGGAAAATATTACTTATGGTGTAACTAGTGGTCTTTTAAAAGTTGGAGAAGGTATTGGTGAGACAGTTGCCATGGTGAGAGACAAAAGCACTGACTACCGTAGCAATGCTTTAGAAGAGTTTCAACAAAATTACCCTAAAATAGATGTTGATGGTTTTTTGGGTAAAAGTGCTGAACTTATAACTCAATATGGAACTGGATATAAAATTGTTTCTGATATACTGCAGGCTGGAACTAAAAAAGTTCTTAGTAAAAGTGCAAAAGAAGCGGCAGAAAAAATACAAAAAAAGAATTGGAAAAAAAGAGTATTACAAATTGGAGCACCCGCTGCTATATCCGAACCTTTTGTATCGACATCAAGAGACGTAACACTGTTACAGGCCTTTGGAATTTATGATAAGTTGGGTATTACCCAACTTATCAATAAGTTGGGTATAGAAACAGTAGACCCTAATGACCCTTCTTTGTCTAAAAAAGAAAAAGCTGCTGCTCTTTTAAAACATAAACTTTTATTTGGTTTAGAGGGCATACCGACAGTAGGCGGTCTTGCGGTTGGTTTACCTTATGGTCTTAAAGGAATATGGAACACTATTACTACTAAAATAAAAGATGTGCCTATGATAGGTAAATATGCAGAAGAGGTTCTTCCAAAAGTTGTAGCAGAAAGTTCTATAGGCAATGTTCCGTTTAGAGCTACAGGAAAAATTTACGATGCTGCAAGTAATATAATTACTTCAGAAAGAAGTTATGTTCCGCCTGCGTTACGTTTTTTAAAAAAAGGATATGAAAAAGCAGTTCAATCTTATCCTCTAAACAGGATACCTTCGTTTGAAGATTGGAGATTATATGATGTAACACGAACCGGAAGATTAGGAGAAAGCACAGTTGGAGTGCTTAATAAAATTAGATCTTTTTTAAGTACGTCTGGCGTGTTTACAAAAGAAGGTACCGCGTCTGCTAGATTCTGGGAAGGTCAAGTAGACAAAATAGAAAGATCCATGCTTGGAAATTTTGAAATTATTAGCAATAGAATGCACCAAATAGCAAATGAAATGTCTTACATTGGTAGAGAGTCGTCTGAGTTTGTACAACGAACACTAAACGAAGATTTTAGATATTTTATTTTAAATCCAAAAGCCTCATCAGAGATGTTGCCTAGAGGAACAAGATTAGCCGCTAAAAGAATTAGACGAGAATTGTTAAACTTAAAAAAAACATATGGGCAGTTAAGAGACAATGCTAATTTAAATGCATTAGACGATGCTTTTTTAAAAGATGCAGACGAATATCTAACATTATCATTTAAAATTCTTAGAAAAGGCACAGGAAGTGTAAGTTCTGAAGCTATAAGAAACATGCGCAAATGGACTGTAGATAGATTAAAAAACACTGAAGTTTATAAAAACACAGACGAAAAAACATTAAGAGACATAGCTGGCAAACGTGTTGAAGATTTAATGAACCTATCTAAAAACGAAAAAAATCCCGCTAGGTTAATAGAGCTAGCAGAAAGTTCGCTTCGTTCGCAAAAATTACTTAAAGAGGGAGAAACGTTTCCTGACGTAGTTAATAAATTGTATGGCAAAACTGAAGATTTAAGAAATAATATTATTGATACGACGCTTGAGCTTGCTAATGCTGTAACCAAAAAACAATTTGTAGATGAATTTGCTTCTTTAGGTAAAAATAAATTTCTTTTCGACGACGCAGAAGGATTGATAAAAACAAGAAATATTACCACACCTTTAAAACAAATTAACTTGCCCTATTACGCTGATCTTGAGGTAGGAAAAGCAATAAACGGTAAATACACAACGGAAGCTATGGCAGACGCATTAAAAAATATGTCGCTGTTTACTGATTCTTGGATAACTAATCCGTACTATCGAGGTTTTCTAGCAATGAAAAGTTATGCTCAAATTGCTAAAACAGTTTTAAGTCCTATTACACAAGTAAGAAACGTTACGTCAGCTGCTGGTTTTGCTTTGGCTAATGGTCATGTTGGTGGAGGAGCAAGTCTTAGAGAGGCAGTAGATTATATTCTTAAAGATTTATTTATTAAAAACGGCACGTTTGACAGAGAGGCTTTAGAAAAAGTTATGGGTAAACTTACTGAACAAAAATTAGTTAACTCAAACTTGTTTGTAAAAGAATTAGAATTGTTAGCTAAAGACGCTACACGGTCAATAGATCAGAAAAAAATTGATTTAGGAACCGAAGCTTTAATTAATTTTTTAACTAAAAGTCCAGTAATGAAAAAAGCTACTAGATTGTACCAAGCAGGCGACGATATATGGAAAGCTTACGGTTTTTTCTTTGAAACAAATAGATTGCCTTTAGCTTTTATGAAAAAAAATTCTAAAGGAGAATTAGATTTAGCTACAAGTTTTGGAGAAATTATTAGATACCATGAAGAAGTATTAGGTAAAAGATTTGATGTTCAATCATTTCTAAATAGAACAATTAAACAAGATGCAAAATTATCTGACCTGACAGAAGAAGCGCTTGATAAAGCTATAGAAGATATTGCAGGTTCTATTATTCGTAATACTTATCCAAATTATAATTATGTTCCAGCTGCAATTCAAAACCTTAGAAGAATGCCAATAGGTAACTTCGTTTCGTTTCCTGCTGAAATGATTAGAACTTCGACTAATCTTTTAAAATTTGCATCTAGAGAAATGTTATCTTCTAACCCAATGATTAGACAAAATGGCGCTAAAAGATTATTAGGTTTTGCAACTGTTGCATATGCGGTTGACAAAGGATTTGAACAAATTGGAAAATGGTCAACAGACACTACTCAAGAACAGTTAGATGCACTTCAAAACACTTATACACCTACGTGGAATCAAAATGGTAGACTAATGGTTGTTAAAAATGAAAAAGATGCAAAGGGAGATACAATATATGAGTACATTCCTACTAGTTACCAAAATGCCTATACCAGTACAATTGGGGTTCCGTTCTATACTATTATGAATAATGTTGCTCAAGAAAAAAGAACCGGTGATGATGAGCTTACGATGGCAGTTATAGAAGGTTTTGCCCCTTTGTTTGAAACATTTGGTGATCCAAACTTATTTACTGAAGCAGTGTTAGATGTAACACTTAGAGGAGGAGTAACTGCAAACGGTAAAGAAGTTTATTTTAAAGGATCTAAAGATTATCCTGGTGATAGTGTAGGAGATCGAGCAATGAAAAGTTTTGTTCACATAACAACAGGACCATTATTACCAGGAGCGGCTACGCAAGGCGCTAACATATACAAAGGTCTTTCTAACGAATTTAATGATGCTCACAAAAATCAATTTTATACAAATTTAACTGAAGCTTATAAATTGTCTGACGAAATGTTAGGACTACTAGGTATAAGAAAATACAAAGTAAATGTTAATGAATCATTTCAAAAATTTGAACTTGGTAAATTTACTAAAGCATTACAATTATCAAGAGAGCAGATGTCTGGGGGAGATAAATTAGATAAGGGAATATATAATCCTAACAACTCTTCTCAAGATATATTAGATGCTTTTTATGATTACCAAATAAGAAACTATCGTCACTTTAGTAGACTAAATGTTGCAATAGAAGACGCTGAAACTTTAGGTGTTGAAAAATATAAATTGTTTCAATACATGGAAGGGAGACAGGGTATTACACTTGATGATATTAATTCTTTTCAATCTGGTTCTTCTTATATTCGTGAGGACGGTAAAACTAAAACTGCTTCTTACGGGATTTTTAATCCTGGTAAGATTCCATCAATAGAAGAATTTAGTAGATTTCAAGAACAAGCTGACAAAAAAGCATTAACAGATAGAACGGGTAAGGGTGTTACCGTATTCGATATAGTACCAATGGATAAATTGGAAAAAATGTATTTTGACTTTCAAGGTTTGCCGCTTAATTTAACCAACAAAGAAATAGAAGATTACTTTAAAGATGTCGAAGTTATGGGAAGACAAGAGGCAAGATATAAATTAATATATCCTCAGCTTGCAGATAAAATTGATGCAAAATATTATTCTAAAAAAGAAGAAAACATAGGTCCAATTTCAGAAATTCAACCAATAATTCCGATAACCCCACCGCAGACAACTGCAGCAACACCTCAGGTGGCAACGTCTGCGGTTCCGGGGACAGACCAAGGCCTAACATCAACAGAAATGGCTTTATTGTCTCCTGAAGAACAGCTTATAAAATTAAGACAAAAAGGGGTAGCATGACCGACGACGATACAAAGTATGCATTAGAAGCACATTTGAAAGAGTGTCAGCTACGATATGAAATGTTTGAAGAAAAGTTAGATAATGTTCAAGAACAACAACAACGAATTAATAAACATACATTCGAGCTACGTCAAATGATGACATGGTTCATGGGTGCTGCAGCATCGTTTGCTGCTATCTCTATTCTTCTTGGAATAATTTATTTAATTGTAGAGATTGTCTAGATCCAACCTTTTAAATCTTCACCTAGTATTTCATTAGCAACATTAACTTTATTACGTAAAGCTTTTACTATTTTCTCATCAACTGTATTTTCACATATCAAATCAATGTAAGTAACTTTATTTGTCTGACCAATTCTATGTGCTCGATCTTCTGATTGTAGTCTTTTTTCTAGATCATAGTTGTTAGAGTAGTATACTACCGTACTAGCAGCAGTTAACGTAATTCCATACCCTCCGGTTTGCGGGTTTCCAACAAAATAGCGCGCAGGGCCGTTTTTCTCTTGAAATAGAGCAATTTGCTTCTGGCGAACCCTTTGGTCCACTGCACCGTGATATTCGACTGTAGAAGCCTCTCCGTGCGTTTTTTTTAAAGTTTTGACTATATTTTTTATGTCTTCTACGTAGTTTGCCCAGATAATAACTTTGCCTTCAGTTTCTTCTAACAATGACATTAATTCGTCAAGTCGATTATTTTTTAGATGAGTAATCGTGCCATCGTCTGTTTTTAAATGGCCGCAAGTAATTTGATGCAAACGTAAAAGTTGTGTCAAAACATTCATCGTCGAACAAACTTTACCATTAAGTTCTGCAAGAGCAATTTGTCTCATACTATTGTATGCTGACTGTTGCTCTTTAGTTAACTCAATAGTTCTTTTCTCAAATACTTTGTCAGGTAAATCTAAACAATCTTCTTTTAAAATTCTATAAGAGAACTGACTGACCTTATCAGACAGCTCGCCAAGATTCCGATAACTATTATTAGGTCGGACAATGTTCACCGAACGACCGCCAACATTAATTGTCTGCATGTTGGCATAACGTGCACGGAATGCATAATATGAGCTGTGATCTAACAAATCAGGGTCTAAAAACTCACATTGTGAATATAAGTCTAACGGGCTTTTAGTAACAGGGCTACCTGTCATAACGCGCTTGTAATACGCATAACGGCTAACGGCTATTATGTTCTTAGTTCTTTTAGCAGAAGGTGTTTTAATAGTAGTGCTTTCGTCTATTGCCATCATAGTTTTGTATGCTGACAAAAACTTTTCTGCTTCTGCAAGACCTGGTTTGGATGAGAATGCTTCAATATTCATTACAAATAATGTCAGTGATGGATCTCTGGTATCATGATACAATTGATCTAACATCTCTTGGTCGTCTTTACTTCTAGAAGATGGTGCTACCCATTGAAACGTACGACATTGTATGTGATCTGGTAAATGTGTAGGTATCTCTTGGTCTATCCAGTTTTTATACACACCTTTTGGTGCAACAATTAATGCTCCATCAATCTTGCCATCGTCAAACAACATAGCAATATTGTCGAGTAATATCTTTGATTTGCCAGTACCCATTTCACAGAATAGTGCAAATACTTTTTTCTTGTAGCTAACCTTTAGTGCATCTAATTGATGTTGATAAGGTTTAGTTTTAAACCGGTAGTCCATATATTGTGCCATCCCTCCGCCCAATTCTTTCTTTATAATTTATATTTAATTCTTTCTTGAAATATAATATAATCATACTATATTAAATGTCAAGAAAGTATTTATGACCGTATACTGTATACAAGAGCCACCGGGAACTGCTGAAGGCAACCCGCGATATAATGTTATGAAAGCATTATCTTTTGGCGATGTAAAATTTTTATTTACAGAACGTGCTCAACTCGTGTACAGTGCAGGATCGTTAATACATAAAATAAGAAAGAAACTAGAAAGGTTTAATGATGAAGATTTTTTACTTCTTGTTGGTGATCCAGCTATCATTGCTGTTGCTGCTGTTGTGGCATCAGGGATTAATAATGGCAAATTTAAGTTACTTAAATGGGACCGAATTGCCGGCAAGTACTATCCTTTATCAATAGACCTATATAACAAGGAGAAAGAAAATGAATGAAGTTAACACAATAAATTATGAAGATGATCAATTGGAGAGAGTGAATGACTCTGGACTCCTTAGCATCGCGGATTGTTGTCAAAGATTGGTCGATCTTGAGAACGAAGCATCCACCCTCGAAGATCAATTGAAGCACATAAAAGAAGAAATGTTAAGTATCAGGAACGAAAAAATACCTGCTATTATGCAAGAAAAAAACTTGACACAATTAAAATTAAATGATGGAAGCGCCATCGAAATTAGAAATTTTTACGGAATTAGTGTACCTAAAGACCCTGATCAAAGGGCTGAAGCGTACCAATGGCTTCGTGACAATAATCTAGGTGATATTATTAAAAATGAAATATCAGCTAGGTTTGGTCGTAACGAAGACGGAAAGGCATTGGAGTTTTCCAAGTTAGCCACCGCCAATGGTTATGAGGTTCAACAAGATTTAAAAGTTGAACCCATGACTTTAAAAGCAACTCTTCGGGAACTGCACGAAAAAGGTGCAGACCTACCACCTGAAGATATATTTAAAACGTTTGTTGGTAGGCAAGCAAAAGTAACAAGGAAAAAATAACAATGAACAAAGTACAAAAGAAAACGGACAACGCTGTAATGACTGTCGATGCAAATATGTTTATGGCAGATGCTAAAACACAGAGCGGTCTTGAGAACGTTAGTTCCACCGATGATCTGGCACTTCCATTTTTGAAAGTGTTGAGTCAACTCTCTCCACAGTGTAACAAGACAAGTAATAATTATGTTGAAGGTGCAGAACCTGGCATGATCTATAATACTGTCTCAGGTACATTAGCTGATGGAGAACAAGGTATTAATGTAATACCTTGCCACTATAAACGTGAGTTTATAGAGTGGGGCGAACGCGGTAAAGGCAGCGGTGCACCAGTAGCAATCCATGGTTCTGATTATGATATTAGTCAGGCACCAAGAGACGCTAACTTTCAAAACAGATTACCTAATGGTAATGTGATTGACGAAACAGCTAATCATTATGTGTTGGTAGTTAGTGAAAATGGTTATGAGCAAGCGCTTATAACTATGAAAGCTACGCAAAGAAAAGTTTCACGTAAGTGGAACTCCATGATGCTTGGTTTAAAGATGCAAGGTAAGAATGGGCCGTTTACGCCTCCTTCTTATAGTCACGTCTATAAGCTAAAAACTGTACCACAGTCCAATGCAAAAGGAACGTGGTTTGGTTGGGACATACAAAAAGTTGGTCCTGTTACAGATAAGGGGACATACGATGCAGCTAAATTGTTTTCACAAGGTGTAAGCAAGGATACTGTAAAAGTGTCTCACGAAGAAGAAGCTCAAGCAGCAACTTCATCGTCATACTAAATACTAGGGCGGCTTCGGCCGCCCTTTTAATAAAGGGGCAGAAATGAAACAGAAATTTATAGAGATATTTAGTGGTTTGAATATTGCCTACGGCAAATTTATACCTGAAGATAAAAACGATGCAGGTAAACTGCAAGGTAAGAATCAAATTATAAGACAACCTGAAGGTTTGTCAGAACAGTTATGGACCGATCATTTAAACGGTACGACTAGTCTTGGTATTATTCCAATAGATGAAAACAATGAATGTCGTTGGGGATGTATTGATATTGATAAATACAATGGGTTTGATCATTTACAATTAATTAAAAAAATACGAGAGAATAATTTACCACTTATAGTTTTTAGGTCTAAGAGTGGCGGAGCTCACGTATTTATGTTTTTCACTGTCCCTGTGAAAGCGAGTCTCGTGCAATCTAGGTTAAAAGAGTTTGCGTCTTTTTTAGGTTGTGCGGGCTCAGAAATATTTCCAAAACAAGTAAAATTATTATTGGATAAAGGGCAAACAGGAAACTATTTAAACTTACCATACTTTAACGCAGACAATACAGATAGGTATGCTTTAGACGACGAGGGTAAACCCTGTAGTTTAGAATCATTCTATTCTATGCATTCTATTTATGCGCGACCAAATGCTGATGAAGAGTTTTTAAAACTCGAAGATTATTTTGTTGAAGGTCCACCATGTCTAAATACTTTATATCATAACGGTGTGCCAGAAGGCGGTCGCGATGAAACAATTACTAACGTTGCAGTATTTTTTAAAAAGTCTGGTAAGTCAGAATTTTTAAATGATTTGTTAAATGTAAATAATAAAATGTGTGATCCTCCTTTGTCACAAGGTCAGGTACAAAAGATAGAACAATCTGTATCGAAAAAAGAATACGACTACGCGTGTAACAAAGAACCTTTATGTTCTAATTGTAATCGTAGGGAATGTTTTAAACGTAAGTTTGGTAAGGGAGAAACTGATTTAGATGTTGCTCCAACAGGACTTGAGAAGTATGGGTCAGAACCGCCGTTATGGTTTTTGTCTTTAGACGGAGTTACTAAACCTTTGGAACTTGAAACAGAAGACTTGCAAAATCAAATAAGATTTCAACGACGATGTATGGAACAGATAAATGTAATGCCTAAAATTATTCCTGCACCAAGATGGACTGAAAAGATAGGTGCAATACTTAGCAATGCAACTCAAACTCCTGTTAAAGGTGTAAGCAATACAGAACAATTTATTGAATACTTAAAAGAATGGTGCACTAACAAAGGAGCTGCGGAAACAAAAGAGGAAATAGCATTAGGTAAACCATGGTTAAACAGAGAAGCTAACAAAGATCGAAAGCATCATTTCTTATTAAAAGATTTGGAAGATTTTTTACAAAAGAAAAAGTTTACTGTGTTTCATAGAAACAAAATGGTTCGTATTATTGAGCAAGAGTTAAAAGGAGAAAAGAAAACTATACGCATGACAAAGTCTGACGGAGACATATTTAAAAGAGTTTGGGCAATACCAGAGTTTGTAGATGAGATGGAAGACGTACAAACAGAAACTCCTGATATGAAAGAGAAAGAATCTTACTAGTGGCAAAGGTAATAAAAGTTTTAGGCCCGCCGGGCACCGGCAAGACAACAACTTTACTTGACTACGTGCAGACAGAAATGGAAAGTGTGCCAATAGACAAGATTGGTTATTTTTCTTTTACTCGTAAAGCTGCAAACGAAGCGCGCGATAGAGCCATTGAAAAGTTTGGTTTAGATAAAAAAAGTTTTAAATGGTTTTCAACATTGCATTCTTGTGGTTATCATTCTATTGACCAAGAAGGACGAACTGTTATGGGCAGACCGCAGTTTAAATCTTTTGCAGAAAAGATAGGTCTTAAATCAAAATTAGTTATTGATACTGAAACAGGAATGTCTGACAACATTTATCTTAACCAACATAATTTAGCACGTGCACGCGGTATACCATTAGAAGAACATTATAGAAAGTATGTTGATACAACGTTAGTTGATTGGAAGTATCTTGAACATCTGTCAACGGCCTACGAACAATTTAAAGAAGTTCC